GATTTACTCCTCGTCGTCTTCTTCGCTGTTGTCATTTTCAAACCTCACGGCTACGATTTCATCGGGAATTAGATTCCCATTTTCGTCATACATCTCAGGGTGGGTATATGCCACCGCCTGATTCTGCATATTGACGTAATTGTTTTGTTGGGCTAACCAGCCAATTATACCACCTATTAACAAAAATGTCACGCATAATATACTGAACATAACAATAAGTACAGTTGTTTCCATGTGGAACCTCCCAAGGTTAATTACTGGTTGTGTTTTTTATGTTGAATGATAAACTAAATTCTTTACCGAATAGAGTAAATCTTAGATCTAATAGATTTTTAGGCGGTGGTTTCGGTTTTGATTCTCCTTTTAATAATAGTTCAACGCCCTTATTTATGTCTACATCTGGAGGAATCATATTAAATTACCTTATGTTCTTTTAGATATTTTAAGGTTTGGTTAGCGTCACCAAGTACCTTACCATCCAATATGATCTGTGGTACAGAAAGAACATTAGGAAATTTAGTTTCAAACTCTTCTTCTGTGTAATCCGTACCCAATTCTTTATACTCATATTCCTTGCCTAACAATTCAAGAACAGTTTTGATCTTGAAACACATTGGACATTCATCTTTTCCGTATATTGTGAACATGGTTTTAATACTTAACTACTTCTAAAGTGGGCCAATCAGCTTCAAATACTAAAAGTCCTGTAAGGGACTGTTCGTTAATACAAACGGTAAGGTAAACCGCATGTTTTGTTCCATTTAAGGCACGACTTGTACGGTCACCTATAAAAAGAACCCGACCTTCTAGTGCGTTACCGCAACTTAGAGCATCGGGAACTCGTACTATGGAATCCTCACGAACTTTTCGAGTTTTCGCAGTATCTAAGAAAACTGTCTTCGATTCCGATTGTGTCCTGTTTCCCCTGCGATACCCAGAGGTGGCAAAATTCATAGATGAACCTGACATGATCTAAATCATTGTAATTTTTAAGGGCTAAGAAAGATTCTTGACGTATTTTCATACGTTCATCGGAATATCGCCAATCAATCATCTGACTCTAATTTACTAATTACGCTATCCATTCTATCAAACAATTCGTCTGTAGACTTAAGATTATCAATATGAGAAATCATACCGCCAATCTCTCTGACGATATAAGGCTTTTCTACCTTAGCGGCAAAAGCAAGAGTCTCACGAAGTTTTAATTCTGCTTCTTGTAAACCATCCTGTACTTGTTGAGATAAAGTCATAATCCTATTTGTTAATTGAATTCCAATCATTTTGGAACAATTCAAGTCCCTTGTCAGTTAAGATGTGATTATACATCTTATCGAAAATTGCAGGAGGCATTGTTACTACATCTGCTCCCACAGAGAAACACTTAGCAACATCAGCTACATTCCTGAGAGATGCTGCAAGAACTTGTGTCCTTGATAGGTGCTCTTTATATAGAGAGGAAATATCCTTAACCAATCCTACACCATCGAAAGAGTTATCATCAACCCTACCTACAAATGGTGAAATATATGTGGCATCAGCTTTTGCTGCAAGAACTGCCTGTGCAACTGAAAAACAAAGTGTTACATTTACAGTAAAACCATCTGATGCAAGCATCTTACATGCTTTCAATCCTTCAGTTGTCAATGGAACCTTAATAGTAACATTCTTAAGATCTTTGAATGCCTGTGCCTGTTCCATCATCTCTGGAGCATTATCTGCAACTACCTCAGCAGAAATAGACTCAAAGTAAGGAAACTCGCCAGAGATCTTTTTAATCGTCTCTACTGGGTCTCCACCACTTTTTAATATAAGTGTTGGGTTTGTTGTAACGCCGTCTATAAGACCTGTCTGAACCCTTTCATTAATCAGGTCAAAATCGGCAGTATCAAGAAAGATTTTCATCGTTTGTTTTTTTAATTTTTTTATTTGCACGCTTTATCATCTTAGCGTATCTAACCTCAGAATCATTGTACCATTCTGGGTGTTTTTTTGCAATCTTAATTAGTCTTTTTGCGGTTTTCCTCAAATCCTTCCTCTGAGCTTCGTCTAACATTAACTCTATCCTTCATAGTCCTCAAGTGTGCCTTTATATTTAACACAGGAGATAGGTAGAAATACGCTCGGTCTTCCAAAGGCATAGATTCCCTTAATGATTGAACCATTAAAAGTTGTTTTTCTAAAAGGGTCATCAAATCAGAGGGCCTTGGTTGTGAAGGCCTCGTCTCCTTAAATCCTTCTGTACATATTCTATTACAATTTCTCTAATTTCCATCAGTTCATTGTAACACTTTTGATTGTGAGCACAACCACGGAGAGTATCATCAGGTTTATAAAGAGATTCGAGAAATAAAGAAATTGCTCTATCTCTTTTATCTTTCTTAGTTTCACTACCCTCTATCGAGTTCATGTCTTTCATTGTATTTTTGGTGAAGGTTTCTCAGTACAGTACTTTTCAGCGCCTGTAACTAAGGCAATCTGTTCAAGATTTAACCATTGTTTCTCCATCTCTCCAGCCAGATACTTGATCTGTTTATCCTGTATCTCATTAACTTCTAAAAGATGTGAAATGGTATCAGTCAAGGTTTGTCTTCTTCCTTCATTATCTTTCAGATATATCGAATAACTGGTTCGGAATTTCCTAACCAAATGTATTCTTAAAGCAGCATACAAGAATAAGTTGCTGAGTAAGATGAAAAACCAAGTCATGACCTCTTCCAGTTATTGATTTTGGATTTAACAGATCTCCACGTTACTTTAACAAGAGCTTTAGCAGTTGATAGTAATGGAAATCTCTTCTTTGATCCTATTTCATCAAAAACATCCATATTTAACTTAAATGCGTAGTTTGCCTCATTAATAATCAATTCTCCATCAGGTTTGTTGATGGGAAGGTTATCTAAAGCAAGTCTATATCTTGCCTTAAATGACTTTGGATCATCAATTCCTTCAAACTCATAAAACGCAAGGCCTTGTCCATTTAAACCCATAGATTTATCTGCAATATTCTTTAGTATCTGTCCACCAGACAAGTCACCGAGGTAACGTGTATAGTGATGTCCTACTAAGAACTTAGCATTAATCTTTTTAACCCTTTCAACGTAATTTTTACAGGCATCTGTTGGAGAAATAGTTTCTCTCCAATTTTCACCCCAATAAAACTCACAGTCCTTCTCAAGAGAAGGAACACGTTTAAGTTCATCAAACGCTATAGAAGAAATTAAAGGATCATCTTTAAACTCATCTACCTGTTCTTCAAGAGCAGTGTATATAAAGAAAAAGTCTGCAATCAGTTGTTTATAACTGTCCCTATCAACGACACCAGCGAGAAAGTTCGTAACGAATCCCGTATTCTCGGCCATTGAGTGAGATTTAGAAGTGTCCTTCTTTATTTTTTTAGAAAATGTGGTTAAAGTCATGATTTCATTCTACAGTATTTTGATCATTTTGTCCAGCGGGATGAAAGGAATATTCATTGTCCCATTTCAACCTAGTATTGTTCAATTCGTGTTTTTTAGGTTTTATACCCAATAATCTCTTAATCCACTTTCTGATCATCGCTCTCCTTTAAATAATCTACAAATAGTATACCATCCAAATGATCTACTTCATGTTGTACAACTCTCGCTGCTAAACCATCAAGTTTCCATTTCTTATATTTACCATCCTTATTTTGGAAGGTTACTTTAATTTCCTTGGGGCGTGATACCTCTCCATTTTGATCTGGTACACTTAGACACCCCTCATCTATTACTACTTCCTCTTTACTTTTCCAAGTAATTTTGGGGTTTACCATCAAATGAGTATATCTGCCATGTTCTTCTGTGGTCTCATCCACAATTATAACTCTCTTGTTTATACCTATCTGAGGTGCTGCAAGACCGATACCATCTTCTTCATACATTGCCTCACACATATCCGTGAATAATTTATGAATTTCATTCTTCTCAAACACAACATCCTCAGATTTAACTCTAAGGCATCTATCTCCTATTCTTTTAATCTTTGGCATAAGTTCTGACATAAGAAAGTACTTTATCTGGATCCATTACAACTCTATATGCTGTAGTGTACCTATAAACATAAGGGACAATAGGAGCAAGACCCCTATGTGATACATCGCCAGGGAATATAATTACCCTGCCTGGTATATATTCATGTTCCTCAATTACATTACCATCACTACTCAACATTTGAAATTGTCCACCCCATTCTGATTTCCATTTGGTATTATTCATAACCATAATAGTATAATCAGTGTGAGATACGCCATCCATATGTTGAGTACCTTCCTGATATTGAAATTGTAGATTTACATCTATTCTATGTAAGTAAATAGAATCCCTGAATACTTGATTTTCTAGAATCTCAAAAGCATCAAAAAATTTAGATGCCTTTGGATGAAGAACATCAACTCTATTAAGTCCATTTCTAGCAAATATATCCACACCAAGAAGTCTATGACTTCCCATTCTTCTATTAGGAAAAGATTTAGGATTTGCTACATTGGTACTATAAACTGGAATATGATCTAACAGAAGGTCTTCCCATTCTGTTAAAAAAGACATATCATATAGATCATCAATAATTTGAGCAATCATTGGCTCCAGTCTTCATAAGCAGGTTCCTCCCCACCAACATGATAAATGAAGTATTCAGTATCAAAATATGATGGAGGTAGGGGTTTCACATCATCATATGCCCCTTCCATTCTCTTCTTATGTTCTCTCTCATCCAATACTTCATTGATAAGGATCTTCATTTCCTTAACATAAGTATCTGTGAATAACCTACGAGGTTTAATAGTAGCAGGTTTTAAATTCTGCTGTTGTTCTTCTACTGGTCTCCCTTTGTAATTAGGATCAATAGGGCCACTCATCCCTTGTGTATCAATTTTCATTATCCCTGCCAAATCATATCGGGCATTGGTGATTGCCCAGGCCTATTAACTATTAATAGGATAGCATATCCTACAAACCAAATGATATTGAACAACCATGCTTGTCTCCAAAGATATTTTCTAATACCCATAGAGAGGAATACATTCCTTACTGCTTTAGGATCATCTTCATTGCCTGTTGCCCTAAAGATCTGTTCTATTATCACCGCAATGATTGTACCTATCACCAATGGATAGAATACAAAATTTGCAAATGACATTACTGCAATTAAAAAAGTCATCGTTTTACGTCGTGAGCACAGCCATCGCCTGTGTAGTTGTCTGAATCATAATACCCTCCTTTACTTCCAAAGTAAAGTGTTAGTACTACGAAAGGTAATGCTGTAATTAATAGTACTGTTTCTAGGATCATTTTTTAAAGACACCTAGTTTGGATAATAACCACATTGTAACTATTGTCCATCCTATAACATACCACATAATCAATCCTCCTTAGAATTTTCTTGAATTTGTTGTATCAGTAAAGCGAACCATATTGTACCCAAAACCATTATAGCAAATAACCTAATATTTTCAGCATTAACTACAATCATTTTCTTACAATAATCATGTCATCTTCATCTCCATCATCGCCTTCGGGATCAGCTCGAAAAACCAATAATTCTTCTCCTGATTTAATATCCCTCATTTCTGGATGAAGAGTATCTCTCCTAGGCGGTCTTCGTGACTCTTCTAAAGTGGTTGTCATTATTTTCCACATAAAAGCAAAAGTTGCCCCTGCGGTAGCAGCGAACAACAGTCCATAAAATAGAAATATGACTTGATCCACGTTTAGATCCTCGGAATGTATCCCTTTGCTTGTTGTATTAAAGGTACAATTTCTGTCTCTACCTTATCAGCAACCTTATCAATTATACTTATATCTATATCCATGAAAGGTGGTATGATACCAAGTAACCTCAATGTCCCATCCAAAAATAAGGCAAGACAAGTAAATCCAAGAATCATACTGATAATGGTTGCATCTCGATTATGCTTACGCATTGAAGCTTCATCTATTGCCTTTGCTTCTGCCAAGGCACCAGCAATCATTTCATCGACCTCTTGTTTGGTATAAAAATCCCCTATAAAAGGTATGTCATGTCTGTCTGGACTCATATAGTTTCATTATTAAGAATTATTTAGAAAACGACCCTGTGGCACAAAAAATAGTCGGAGTTTTTTTAGCGCTATTTTAAGACCAAAAAGTCGAATTTCCCTCAGTAACGAGAAGGGATCTTGTCGTATGACTCACGTTCATCTTCGTCATCTGACTTTGTTTCGGTTTCATCAACTAGACCTTCTTTCTTGAGTTTGTTATAATTATAACACCCGCCAAGAGGAGAAATCTTCGGTTCTGTCATAGATTGAATCTTGAATTAGGATCATACTTAATTATAATCCATGTGGCATAGGTTACAGCGAAAGCTGCTGGTATTAAAAGTAAAGGCATTGAATTGGTTATCTGGTTACATTGTACTCTCTCCACCCCCATCTGTCAAGGGTAGACCCAGAGTTTTGTATTCTAGCATTGTTCTGAGGAAAATAACTTCACGTTTGAGTTCGTCATTTTCTTTCTCTAGCATATCACAATGCTCTTGGTAAATGATTACGCTCATAAAACTAAAATAAAACCCCCTTGCGGAGGTTTTAGAATTACATTTTCTTAAAAATTTACTTTAAAATTTGGCTACAAACTTGTCTACATTGGTTCGCATTGTCGTCGCAATCTATTAGACAGTCGAAGTATTCATCTATTAAGTCGTCTTGATTAAACTCAAGATTCGTATCCTCGTGATGTACCCATTCTGCCATCTGGTTGTACGACATTAGGTTCTTCATACTGGTCTTCTCCTTTAAACTATAAACATGATCAAAATAAAGGTTTTAGATCATCTTGTTTTGCCTTAATTCTATCATTATTTAGTCAGGAAATCCTAATAAAATGAATTTCTTTACATAATTTAATTAGGAATTTATACCGTGTAGCCAGCGCCAACCTTTGTAGGGCAATCGATTTGAACAGTTCCTGTCAATGGTTGATGAGCATGTTCAAGTAAATGTTCTACCTT